TCATAATTCCTTTCTTATTGTACCATCAGAACATTTTCTTTTCTTTGCTATCATACGCAATGAAATGCCCAGCACAAAATGAGCGATAACGAGTTCATATTCCTCGGGCTTGTACTTTCTGAGTCGTGCCACACAACCATCTATCATGATTCCCTTGTCATCATCGCATTGAAGACGCGACTTCTTTCCATGAGGTATAAGTCCCTTGAATCCAGCAGCGATTGGCTGCCAGTCCACCCCGCTATTGTCTGATGCCGCCCATGCTCCCCAACGATCCATCAATTCGTACATATCGCGCATAAATCTCTCCACTAATTACGCCAGTGCGCCAATGGCAAGCGCCCGGTCTAATGTCTTCAGCAGCAGCTCTGGCTGCGTGCCGTATCTGGCTTCAAATGCCCCTACATCCGCATGAAGTTCATCGTGGTGCGTTCTGCACAAAGGCAACACGAATAGATCATGGGCTTTGGTCCCCATTCCGCCCTGTCCGTATCCGATCATGTGGTGAGGGTCGTCTGCTGTTTTGCCGCAACATGCGCACGGCTGCGACTTCACCCAGCGGGTATACTTCTCGTTCTTCCAGCGGCGGCGCTTTGGTCGCAGCATAAACGACTCCGGTGTCTCAGGGTCAACCTTCAGCGCCAGCACCTGCTTTACTGCTTCCGCCACCATGCTGGTGGCCGGTACCGACGGCATGATGTCCGATTCACGGGTTACCGACTGGATAACCTGCGGCGGCATGCGCATCGCCTGGCGCGCGACTGATTCTGGGATCACATGCGCCAGTTTATTGAGCGTCAACCACCACAGCTCCGGAAGGGTCACAGCGTGGGAATCATCGAACCCCAGCCCGCGCCGAACCACCGACAATACCCAGGCTACCAGGTTTGCCCGCGCAATGCCCGCCAGTTCGTCAGTAAAATGCTCCCGCACTTTGTTGTCGCAGGACCAGCACAGCCGCAGAGCGCCGGGCTCATGCCGCATAGTCACCAGTTCGTGGTGGTGATAGGTGGCGTGGGGGTACTGGCATCCGTCATCACGCAGCAGCCAGGCTTCCAGGCTCGCCAGTCCACCAGCACGCAGTATTACTTCGGGGTGTTCGAATACAGGCACCATAACCGGATCTTCAGCCAGTGGCTGGCGCGCCGCCGGGATTTCACCTGTCGGCAGGTCAGCCAGGCGATCCGGTTCGTTCTCCAGCAGGATACGACCGCGGCAGAAATGCGGCAGCAAATCAGGACCGGGCCGGAACGCCACCAGCCCGAACTCTTTAATGATCACAGGATTTAATAACGCTCTCACGGTCACCTCAGTGCACGGTATCCAGCAGACGAAACAACTCTGCGGATCGGGATTCGAAGAAGTGCGGCTGTGTTTCGCGAGGATTCGCCGGGCTGGTGATGTTCTTACCGTACATGCAACCCTTTGCCGTCAGTGACCAGAACTTTTTAACGCCACCAACGCCGGATCGGCTCTGGCGCGTTTTCTGTTCAACAATGCCCAGCTTTGCCAGCTGGTGATAAACCTGGTTGGCGGTCAGGCGAATGCTGTTGGCTTTCAGTAGCGCGCTGAGTGACTGCGTGGGCCTGCTGCTCCCGTCCTGAGCATCTGCCGGCGCATCGATGGCATACTGCGGGGCCAGGTTCGGCAGCCCGACCGCTTCCTGTAGCTTCTGGCAGGCGCCCAGCACTGAGGAATTCGACAGGTTCAGCTCTTTGCGCATAAACCCGAGCATGATAACGCCCGCCTGCATCTTGTCAGCCGCCTGGCTGGGGCTGATTTTCTGGGGTTGATTTACCGCCGCGTCAAACGTGCGGATCACCTTCAGGTTAAATACGGGGCTGATCCACATGGCATAGGCAAACACCACTTCGCGGGAAACATACGTACCCTGCGCAGCGCCGCCGCGAATCGACTCGATACAACCGATGCTCACATCTGAGCAACGGTCAATTTCCGCGCAAAGCTCCCGTGTTGACTCCATCCGCAGAAAGTTACCCGGCTTGTGCCGGTCCTCTCCACCTGCCGCGTGATGCAGATCGTTAAGGCAGTAACGCCCCTGACTGTCGCGACGAACTGTTACCCCATCAATGACCATTAACTGTTGCATACTGTTCTCCACTGTTCAGGCGGCTGCACCCGCCGTTTCGTATTTGCTGATCGTGATTTCTACTTTTCCCTTCGGTACCACTGGCCCCCACTCCACCAGCATTTTTTTAACCTGACTGTCGTCCTCCCAGACGCCCGCATGCGTCAGCGCGTCAAACAGCGCTTTGTTGTAGTTATCCAGATCCCGGCGGCGCTGATCCGGAGGGAAAAGAACTATTTCAACCACTGCTGCGCGGTGGACGGCTTAGGCAGGCGGCGCAGCTGCTCGACAATCGCCGCGCAGGCTTCGCTCTGGAATGCCCTGCCCTTAGCGCTAATGAGCGTGCGGCCTTTTAACGGGCCTCTGTTTGGGGATCGCCAGTAGGTGTTCACGCTCGGCGGAAATGGCATGGTCAGCTTCATAGCTCAACCCCACGCATTTCGAGTAAGGCGATCGCATTCTCCCTGGCATGTTTATCGCCATTAAGCAGCGAACGAACCAGAGTAACCGCCTCATTCTCTACGCTCTGGCCGGTGATTGTGATGCCACGGGAAACGCCCGGATGGATGGTGATAACCCCTTGACGCTGAAGGGCGCGAAGATGATCACTGGCGGCGTTCGGCGAACGACAGCCCATTAGGCCAGACAGTTCGTAAATCGTTGGCGGGAAGCCGTGATCGGCGATGTAATCGGCCACAAGGTCTAAAACCTCCTGCTGGCGCGCTGTGAGTTTCTTATTCGTTTCCACTGTCTACCCTCAAAGAATTGCCACAATGTCTTTTGCGGTTTCGCGGGTGCTGCCCTTGCTTGATATGGCGCGCCGGGCGCTCACTTCGTGCAGCGTGAAGCCGTGTTGTACGTAAAGCTCGATGATGCGGGGCGCTGTTGAATTGCTGATCACCACTCTGGCGCCACGCTGGTGGGCGGCTACGCATGATTTTGTCAGCGCAACCTGGTCGTCCCATGTAAAACCACCAGCGGCATAACTGGTGAATCCGGCAGTACCAGGCATCGGCTCGTAGGGCGGATCGCAATAAATCACATCACCCTCACCCGCCAGTGCAAGTGAGCGCAGGTAACCGCCAGCCATGAAAACGCACTTGTGCGCCATAGCGGTGAAAGCTTCGATCTCTTTCTCAGGAAAATACGGCGCTGAATATTTGCCCCAACCAACATTGAATTCACTGGCGCGGTTGTAGCGGATCAGGCCATTGAAGCAATGGCGATTAAGAAACAGGAAAGCTGCGGCACGATCCGGGCCAGAGATACGCTGAGCATTGAAATCGTCACGGACTGCCAGATACCCTTCCTCACTATTAAGTGCTGCAAATAATGAGCGGGCTTGTGTCATAACCTTGCCTGGGACGACAGAAAGCATCTGATAAAGGTTTATTAGGTCTGGATTGACGTCAGCCAGCAGGAAGCGGTCGTGCTTATCCGAATTCAGGAACACAGAGCCGCCGCCCACAAAAGGCTCAATGAGGCGCTTACCGGCAGGGATCAGGTGATTCAGTTCAGGCAGCAGCGAATATTTGCCACCAGCCCATTTAAGGAATGGCCTCTGCCATTTACGCACTGGCTTTACTACTGGCAGAGCTGCAGCGATACGCTCTCCAATCCAGCGCATAACCGGTACAGCCATTGAATTTCCGATCGCTTTATAGCGTGGGCCATCAGGACAATCAGCAGCGTCTTTGCCGCGCCAAGCAATATGGGTGTGATTATCAGGGAAGCCTTGAAGGCGTTCGCACTCAATCGGGGTCAGGCGGCGAACAGCCATGCTCTGCATGACGGCAGGGCTTAAATTTGTTCCACTGCTTGCACTGGTGAGGGTTGGTGCCTGCTCTTCGGCATAGCCAATCCCGCCAGCCTTGGCACCTTGTCCTGCTTTAAATGCATAAGCGATTGCAGGAGGCTGACCGCTATTAGCGTGGCTGGTATCGTGGTTCCCAGCACGTAGAGTGGGGGCCATATCTAACGTTGCATCAGCGCCGTGGTCTTTATAGCTGAATGCGATACAGGCGTTCTCTTGCCCATTGTTTCTACCAAGCGTATGGGCCAGATCTTTATTAACATCAGGATCCTGAGTGCCATGTACGCAGAAAGTTTCAGTATCAAAGTCCATCCGCACGCCATGAGCCGTACAGGCAGTGGCAACATCGATGCTTCCAGTTGTATTACCGCCGCCAAAGCTTAGAACGTAGGTCTCCAAATCTTCGGCGGTGCTGTCATTTTGTTTACCAAGAAGAGTACGGCTGACTTCTCCGTAAGTTTGCTTTACCCCTTCTACCAAACCAGCGCCGCGCTGCGCGAAAATCTCCTGGTTGCTCTGCCCAATGCCGCCTTCGTTATTCGACTGGTTCAACGTGGGGTGCTGATTTACTGGGTTGTCCCAGTGACTACCGATTTCAGCGCGTTTTCCAGCATCCGTGGCAACTGCCGCTTGCGGTTCTCTGCTCGGCGGAGTATCCCGGCGCACGCCGTCGAACTCAAAAAGTAGCGCCGCGGGATCAAGTCCACTTCGAGCACTTGCGACAACGAACACACGCTTGCGTCGTTGTGCCACGCCGAAAAATTGAGCGTCGAGCAATCGCCAGGCGACAATGCGCGATGGTCCATACACACAACCAGCGTTCGACCATCTTCCCCCTGCTGGCTGCAGTTCGCAGTCTTCTCCGGCAAGCGCGCCAATAAAGCAGCCGAAGGCGTTGTCTTTTGACGAGAGGACGCCGGGGACGTTTTCCCATACGAAGATCGCTTCTTCTTCACCGTTGTCACGGCGTTTGTCGTCGATGGCATCTGCCAGCTCCACATATGAAAGGGTTAATTGTCCACGGGCATCTGCAAGCCCATTACGCAAACCGGCAATGCTGAATGCCTGGCACGGGGTACCACCAACCAGAACATCAGGGGCTTCCACTTCATCGGAACGCACTGCGGCAGCGATTTTCGTCATGTCGCCGAGGTTCTTCACATGCGGCCAGTGACTCGCCAGAACTGCGGACGGGAATTTTTCAATTTCAGCAAACCATGCTGGTTGCCAGCCAAGAGGCTCCCAGGCGACAGATGCAGCCTCAATACCACTGCAAACAGATCCGTATTTCATCCCCGAAACCCCTCTGGAATGTTTTTATCGACCTGCCCGATTGCGTTGATGTCGCGGGCGCGAGTGGTATCCCACGTTTCACGCAGCGGGCGGCCTTTTGCCTCCCAGCGCGAGGCGCTTTGCAGGTAACCTTCGAACTTTTTCGGGCCGAACAGGGTTTCGGGACGCATGTACTGATATTGCTCATCGTTGCCGTGCCAGTGCTCATGCTTCAGGTCAATGACCAGTTTCAGATCGCTAACGCTGTACCCGTCGCGCAGCCGGGCGTGGATGTTCTCCAGGGATGTTCTGGATTTCTGGTACCGGGACCCGCTGACCTGGTTCAGGTGAGTTAAAACCTCGATCGCCTGGTCGGTAATCATCACTTCCGGGTCGGGTTGCTCAGCAACCTGACAGGAAGGTTTTTTATCTGATGGATCATGTTTTGAATTTACTGACGGATCCCCGCCAGATTCTGACGGGTCAAAACCGCCGTTTTTGCTGAATTTTGATGCCTCAAATTTTACGGGTCAGATTTTGATGCGTCAGATTTTGACGTGTCAGAATCTGACAGGTGAGACAATGCGGCCGCCTGAAGCTTTGCTACATTAAGCTGGTAAATATTTGAGGCGTTGCGGTTGCCCTGGCGGCGCTGGGTGCGTGACAGCCAGCCGTCCTTCTCCAGCTTCGCGATCGCCGTGCGGACAGTGCTTGGCCCGGCACCGAGCTGGCGCGCAATGGTCTCTATCGAAGGCCAGCACACGCCCTCGTCACTGCTGAAATCGGCCAGGCGTGCCATGATGGCCACGCTGGACAGCTTCATCCCCGACGCCGCGCAGCCGTCCCACACATAGCTGCTTAATTTAGTGCTCATGATCGCCCTCTATTTCCCTGAACTTGCGCTTAAACTGGTCGAGTGGACTGAAGCACTCGCCATGCTCGTAGTCTTCACGCAGGTAGATAACGCGTTGGGTTTCAGGCTCCCAGCGGATAACTTTGACGGGCACGCCGTAGTGATCGCGGAACCATCGGTTAAGTTCGTGCATAATTGCGCAGCCGCCTCCTCTCGCCAGTCCCCCACAGCCCACTCAGCAAACTCGTGGGTTACAACTTCACGATCGCCTGGTACATTGACTGCATAGCAAAACGGAACCGGCTCGCGGCCACCAGGCATAGGCAACGCAATGAGTTGCGAGCGGCGGTACTGTGTTGTTAAACTGTTCACGCGTTAGTTCTCCACTGATTACGACACGCCACGGCGCCCGGAGCTGCACACTCGCGGGCGTCACTCTTTTCTGGCTCGCAATAAACGCGGGATATCAAATTCAGGAAGGTCATCAGCGTTACGCGAAACCGATAAGCGATTTCGTTAAGGCTTTTCCATTCAGCGCGCGTCACCACGTCATCCTCGGTGTACTGACGATACGCATTAACCAGATCGCCCAGTTGCCCCACCAGCTCCGCCAGTTTGATCCCAATCTCTTCGTTGGCATCTTCCCCAGTCGCGCCAGGAATATGCATGCCGTTATCAGTTTCAAGTGAAATGTAATCGGCAAGACAGGTCACGCCCGCAGCTCGCTGAAGTACCAGCGCCCACTCAAGCGGGAAAATTTGATCGCCACCAGCACGTAACCGATTGAAAATCGCGTCCTGGCTAACGTCGAGAACCTCAGCCGCCTCTTTGTACCCGCCCGGAAATGCCGCGATAATTTTTCTGACTACCGCGACATACGAATCGGTTTGTTTCTCTACTTTCCAGTGCTCTTTGCCCACGGTTAACCCCTTCATACTGTGGTGTTTTAACTCTGCGTTTCTGCCTACTGTTTTGGGTAAATGTCAGGCCGCAAATCTGATTTGGTAATTGCGCCTGCGGTGATCTCCTCAAGTTTTTTTGCAAGGGAAAATCCGGCCTTTTTGTAGCCATTAAAAACCAGCCGCAGGTAACCCGGAGTAGACTTGACGTTATTTGCTAACTCAAACTGCTGCTCTTTTGATAAAGAGTCCCAATACTCTTTCATGATATGTACCTCCTGTGTACATATTACACGAATAATATGAACCTACAAGGCACTTGTACCAGTAAGGTACATAATGTTTAATTCTGGGATGAAAACGATTCAGGAAATACGGCGGTTGAACGCCAGAAAACTGCGAGATGGGGTCGGGGGTAATAGCTACTTCGCTACCATGATCGACAGAGAACCAACCCAAACCAGTAGGTTTATGGGTGACGGTGCGTCTAAAAATATTGGCGATACGATGGCTCGCCATATTGAAAAGTGCTTTGATTTGCCTTTAGGCTGGTTGGATCAGGAGCATCAAACCACTAATGTTGCAAAAAATCCTGATGTATCAGACACTAATAGAAATATAACATTGGTTCCGGTTATTTCCTGGGTGCAGGCAGGAGCATGGACGGAAGCTGGCTTTGCTGAGGTGGACTTGAACAGTGTTGAAACTTATCCGTGCCCTGTACCGTGCGGACCCATGACTTATATTTTGCGAGTGATAGGCGACTCTATGATTGATGAGTACCGCCCAGGCGATATGATTTTTGTTGACCCTGAAGTCCCAGCAAGCCATGGTGACGATGTCATAGCCCTTATGCACGATTCAGGCGAAACCACCTTCAAAAGATTGATTGAGGATGGTTATAGTAAGTATCTGAAAGCATTGAATCAAAATTGGCCAGAGCCCTATATTAAAATCGACGGAAACTGCTCGATAATAGGAACGGTCATCTTCTCAGGTAAGCCTCGAAGATACCTTCAGAAAAAATAAATTTTACGATTAACCCGCGAAAGCGGGTTTTTTTACGCTTGACAATGTACCCTAACGGTACATAATGTACCTACAAGCAACAGCGAACAGGCAGGACGCCCACGAAGTAGCCGCCGGTGGCGTATGAATGACCGGATGATTCGCGGAACGTTGGGAATTTACATATCGGTTCAAAAAGACAAAAGCGCCATTAACTTCAGGCGCTTTGGGGAGAGTGAGTTAACAAAGCCATTATCTGTCAGTGCCTGCTCTTAAACGGACTACCGACATTGGGCTTTCTCAAACTCTCAATATGCTTTTGTAGCTCAGAAATCAGGCTCTCGGCCATTTCCGGAGTAAGAGCGAAGAATTGCGTTTCCCTCGGTGATTCAATTGGTTGCAAAAGTGAAGGTATGAACTCGAATTTCATAGCAAGCGCATCGTAGCCAGGCAACGGCTTAGCTTGCCAACCAGTAACAGGAAAGACCGGAATATCGTCCGTTTTTGACATGTTAAGTCCTTATGTTAACAGCGAGTTAACAGATTAATTAAATCCTTGTGTTTGGGAAATACCAAAAGTCCTAGTTCTGTTCCGGTTGGCAAAGGTACTTCACAGTCGAAACGGTAAAAACAGCAAGCGTGGTAGTAGGCAGTAGTTGGCGGCGTCTGAGCCTTTTTTATTTTCCGCGAGGACGCCGCACTTTTTTACGCAACACACAAGAGCATCACCGGGTGACGGGCTCATTCCCCAATCCATCCGGACGGTTGCAGCCGCAGATGCTCTTTTGTGTTGTGTGGAGAAACTAACCCGTAGCGCCTGTGCAGTGGCGCTCAGAGGACAACCTAATGAATAACCCGTTCTTCAAAAATCTGCTGGCTTACCGCCTCAGCCGCGATGTGATCATCATCGACAAAAACGGCACCGCGAAGCTGGCGCAGCAGTTGGAGGCGTTCCGCTTCACACCCTGCGGTAGCCAAGACTTCACCAAGTCTGGCTGGGTACCGCCGATGGGCGCGCTGTCGGATCAGCTGTTCCACCTCACCGGCGGCCAACTTCTTCTGGTAATCCGTCGCGAAGAGAAAATCTTACCGAAGCCAGTGATCACCGAGGAGCTGGGTAAAAAGGTAGCGAAGCTGGAAGCCCAGCAGGGCCGTAAGCTGAAGAAGACCGAAAAAGACTCGTTGCGCGATGAGGTGCTTCACTCCCTGCTCCCGCGCGCGTTCACTCGCAGCAGCACGATCCGCATCTGGATAAATCTTAATGATGCCCTGGTGCTGGTCGACTCTGCCAGCGCCCGCCGCGCTGAAGACGCGCTGGCGCTGCTGCGTAAAACTCTCGGCTCCCTGCCGGTGGTGCCGTTGACTATGGAAACCCCTATAGAGCTGACGATGACCGAATGGGTACGCTCGGGATCTGCGCCGAAGGGTTTTGCCCTGGGTGATGAAGCCGAGCTCAAAGCCATTCTGGAAGACGGCGGCATCGGCCGATTCAAAAAGCAGGAACTTTCCAGCGATGAGATCACCACCCATCTGGACGCTGGCAAGCTGGTAACCAGACTGGCGCTGGACTGGCAGCAGCGCGTCGATTTTGTGCTGAGCGATGACGCGGCGATTAAGCGCCTCAGGTTCGCCGACGAGCTGCGCGAACAGAACGACGATATAGATCGTGAAGATGCCGCTGCGCGCTTTGACGCTGACTTCATCCTGATGACCGGCGAGCTGGCTGCCCTTCTCAACAACCTGACTACGGCGCTCGGCGGCGAAGCCAAAAGATAACCCCTAAGTAGTGACCTACCCCATCGCAATGGGTTGGGTTGCTGCAACCAAAATTCAGGCGCGGTGCAGCGCGTAATAACGGAGAACACGTAATGCCATATATTCAGACACTATCCGGGAAACATATTAACTACACCGATATTCAGCACGATGACATCGTGATCGAGGATATCGCCACTGCCCTTTCCCATATCTGCCGCTTTGCCGGTCACCTGCCGGAGTTTTACAGCGTGGCGCAGCACTCTGTACTGGTCAGCCAGCTCGTGCCGGCAGAGTTCGCCCTTGAAGCACTGCTGCATGATGCTGCTGAGGCATATTGCCAGGACATCCCGGCACCGCTTAAACGCCTGCTGCCGGATTACCTACGCGTTGAGGCTTATGTGGAAAGCGTGATCCGCGCGAAGTTCGGATTACCTGCCCACCAGCACCCGACCGTTAAATACGCCGACCTTGTCATGCTCGGTACCGAACGCCGCGATCTGGATATTGATGACGGTACCGTATGGCCGGTGCTCGAGGGAATCCCGCCGACCGATATGTTTACCATCATCCCGCTTCGCCCTGGTCAGGCTTATGGAATGTTCATGGCCCGGTTCAACGAGCTGGAGGAGATCCGCAAATGCGCCTGAACATCAGCGAATTAATCCACGCGGCATACCATGCAGCACGTTACCTGCCCAAGGCATCGTCACAGTTAATCAGGGATCTGGCTGAACGACTGGATACCACCCAAGCCGCGCTGTGTGAATCACTAAAAATTCGTGATGCGCTGACGGCTGAGCGTGATGCCGTGAATGCTGACAACGTTTACTTGCGCGACCAGGTACTGTGCTGGGCTCGTGAATGTGACCGAATCACTTACACCTACACCAACAAAGTCACTGACGCGCATCAAAGTGAGGCTGAGCAGGAGTTGGCGAACACTCTACCGGCAGCGGACGCATGGGTGAACGAACAGCGGGCGGTGGGCGTTGAGATGTTCGTTAGCGACTTCACCGAGCCAGCGGTGATGAACGACGGAAAATTCTACAGCGAGGACCTGATCAAAGCGTCCCGAGAGTTCGCAGCACAGCTTCGCGGGAGCCAGGTATGAGCAACGCAGCAATGATCATTGTCCCAACGGACATCCGCGAGAAAGTGCGTGAAATCGAAACGGCCTATACACGATACCTCGCTGAGTTCCGCATCCCTGATGATCACAAAATCGTCGTCAATTTTTCAGCGGGAAAAGACAGCACCACCACGGCGACAATCGCTCACTACCTGTTCGGTGACAGAGCGCAATTCGTTATGGCTGATACCGATAACGAACACGAATTAACAATCGAATTTGCACGCAGTATTCACGAGCAAATCGGCTGCGCGCCGGTGCAAATTGTTAAACGCATTTATACCGACGCTGAGTTTGAACGCCGCCGCCAGTCACTGCGTGATCGCTGGCCGAAACGCCAGGCGATACGAATGGGGGCGTATCGTGGCGTTGTGATGCCATCACTGGCACGTAGCGACACAAAATTCGGTCAGGCATGGCAGCGCACAGCTGAGCGGTGGGGCATTGAGTTTGATACGCCATTGGCGGCGGCTCTGTCTGTGCTACACCCGAGTGGAAATTCATTCCTAGATGCCGCATTGCTGCATGGCAAGTTTCCGATGCTCCGTGACCGTTTTTGTACTGACGAACTGAAAATTCAGATTGCGTTTGATGCCGCTATCAAGCCTTTGCTCGACGACGGCGAGGTGGTTGTCCAGTGGTCAGGCGTTCGCGCAGATGAGTCGTCGAAACGTGCTGGCTATGCGCGGTTTGCCCGTGATGAGCGTGACCAGGATTTCCTTTACAACTTCCTGCCGATTCACAGATGGACGGCGGCTGATGTTTTCGCACTGCATAAATTTTTCGGTATCAGCCCGAATCCGCTGTACACGCAGGGTGCGTCGCGCGTCGGCTGCATGAACTGCGTTTTATGCACTAAAGAGGAAATTTCAGAGACCGCAGCTCGCTGGCCGGAGCACATCGAAAAGCACCACGCATGGGAGAAAAAGGTTCGCCTGGCGTCGCGTTGGGTCCACTGGATGAGCGTAGGTACGGTAAGCCAGGCGTGGATGAAAAGATTCGACCTGCCGCTGGGTCGCGCTGTTCAACTCTACGGTCTGGAGCCGGACGTTCAGCGTATTGAGTGGTCAGGCTTTTATGGCCCGCGCGGCACGATGGGCGCACCATCAGCGATGGATGTCGTCGAGTGGGCCAAGACCGGTCGGGGGGGCAAAGTCTATGACCTGGTTAAGGCCAGCCTGGACACAGCGGTATGTTCATCACGTTACGGATTATGCGAATAAGGAGTGAACAGAATGAGTGCAATCAACGAACGCGTATCACCAGAAGCGCTCGAAAAAATTATTGAAGCTGCTGACGAGGTTATTACAGCGCTGACAGGCACTAACGAAGATGTTCATAAAGACGACAGCACGAAGATGTGCCAGCTGTGGGACGACCTGAACGACCGCCATGCTACGCCGGCAATCGTCAAAGCGATGGCCCGCGAGCTACAGCAGTACCGCGCCGCCGCTAAACCCGTATGTTACGCTCTGACTAACAGTGAGGGAGAGGTATATAACACGCACTCGTCGCCTGAAAACGCCGAGGCGTACATGATGCTAATCCACCAAAGTGATGACACTTTAACGCTGCGGGTCACGCCACTCTACGCAGCCCCGCAAGTTACGAGCGTGCAGCCGTTTGAATTGTTTTGGTCGGAATTCAAACACCCTTTCGCTGAAGATGATGAGCTTAAATCCTTTGCTTCGGAAATCTGGAGTGCCTGTTGTGGCGCAGCGCCAGCAGTACAGGCAGAGCAGTTGTCCGGCAATGACGAACATGTAAGCCATCCTTACACGTTGCCGGATGACAAACAACGCTTGGACTGGCTTGATGCACAGAACAAAAGGCTTAACGAGTATTACGGAACCTCATACGGGTGGAAATTTGACGCCAATTTCCAGCGCAACGCCATGATGCTTAATGACAGCAATTATCCGGTTATGACAGTCCGGCAGGCTATAGACGAAGCTATTGCAGCCGCACCGAAGCAGGAGGCACAAGAAGTAAAAAAGTAGATCGATGCGGTATTTGTTTTGACTGGGCCCGCAATGGTTGCGGGACCTGTATTTTTAAAGAATGACCGGGTGCAGCCGGTGAAGTGGAGAGGTAACAATGGGACAGCTTGTTGCTATCAATGAATGGGCATCTGGCCCTAACGGTTTTAAAGAGCCGATCAGTCGCGCGGCACTGCATAAGATCGCTAAGACCAGGCAAACCTACCCACCAGCAATAAAGCAGGGCCGCCGGTGGGTTGTGGACGAAGATGCTCGGTTTATAGGTTTGGTAGGCAGGGTTGAGATAACTTCAGGTATTTCAGATCAGGCCCGCCAGTTAGTGGAGAAAGCTCTCAATGGCTGCCCGTCCCAGAAAACACAATATTGATATACCTAACCTGTACTGCAAGTTAGATAAAAGAACCTCAAAAATCTACTGGCAGTACAGACATCCAGTCACTGGCGTTTTCGTCGGGTTCGGGCTGGATGCTGACGCCGCGAAGGCCGCGGCAATGGAAATGAACAGGATTATAGCTGAACAAGAAACGCAGCAGTCCTACGCGCTTATTGATATGGCAATAAAAGCAAACACAAAGAAAGAACCGGGAATTAGAGTTAATAGCTGGATCAAACGATATAACGAAATCCAACAGGAACGAGTCGACAATAAAGAACTATCTAGCAGCACCCTAAAAAGTCGAAAATCATGCGCATTAATCTTTGAAAAGAGAGCATCACATTTACGCCTGGTCGACGTTGACACAAAAATCATAGCAACGATCATTGATGAATATAAATCGAGCGGAAAAGCTCGCATGGGGCAATTAATGAGAGCGGTTTTAATAGACATATTTAAGGAAGCTCAACATGCGGGGGAGGTGCCGCCAGGTTATAACCCTGCCCTCGCCGTTAAAAACCCAATTGCTAAAGTTCAGCGCAGCCGAATGACGCTGGAACAATGGAACTTAATATATAAGTCGGCTGAAAAATATGCCCCTTGCTTACAAAACTCTATGCTACTTGCCTTATTAACTGGCCAGCGTCGCGGTGATCTAGTCGATCTTAAATTTTCAGATGTTTGGGATGGGTACCTACACATAATACAAAATAAGACCGGTGCAAAAATTGCTTTACCATTAACACTACGCTGCGAAGCGATAGGCTTATCTCTTTCTGAAGTAATCGCGCGATGCAGGGATCGTGTCATCAGCCCTTATCTGCTTCACCACGTCAGAAAGCACTCAACCATCGATGCCGGAGATCCTGTTACTGAGGGAACTATTACGCGTATGTTTATGGAGGCAAGGAACGAGGCCAAAATCAACTGGCCAAAAGGTACCACTCCACCCTCCTTCCATGAACAACGCTCACTGTCTTCACGCCTTTATAAAGAACAGGGAGTCGATGTTAAAACACTTTTAGGTCACAGCACAGATGCAATGAGTGAACAATACAGGGATGATCGCGGGCTTGACTGGAAAAAATTAGTCATTTAG